ATAAGCTAGATGAACACTTTTGTGAGGAATGATGGCCGTACCAGATAAAGAAGAGTTAATGCAAGGTATAGAGGACGGGGACGTCGGAAACTTTGTCACCAGCCCACCTCCAAGTGCTGACTTTGCTAAGTTAACTCTCAAGGGCACATCTACTACTAACCCGGCTAGGCCAAGGACTGTTGCCGCTGGGTATGACAAAGACACCAAGATTATGACCGTTGTTTTCCGTGACGGGACGTGGTGGAACTACTATGACGTCGATTTTGACACTTGGGAAGGTTTTGAGTATGCTGAGTCTAAAGGCCAGTATCTTGAAGACTCTGGTCTAAATAATTGGCCTGATATGGGTCCCGTAAATATGGGCGCTATGAGGCCCTCACAACGATCGATGTTAAACTGGGTCGTAAATCAATCCAGGGATGCTCAAGAGCGTTCCGGTGGAGAACAGGTTTACGGAGACCCGAGAAAGAGCAGACAATTCCCGTGATTAGTAAGGGTAAGTTTTATGCAGATACTCTCAAGTATCCGCACCGTAATTTCCTTCCTATTGTAGAAGAAGGTTGGACTCAAGAGACAGAAGAGCCTTATAGAAAGAGCGCCTTCTGTCTAGTTCTCAGATTTCCATTTACCCGTCCTGGACTAGTGCTAGGTATTTGGGGCAAACCAGTAAATGATGAGGAAACGGCTCTTGCACAGGCTATGGATGCCAGAGAGCTTACGGACACAGAATGGGATGATATCTTTGCGATGGCCTACCACAAAGAATAGCGAATGGAATAAACCGTTCCAAGAAAAGATCGCTAAGAGAGTATCTAGAATCCCTACTGTTGAACTATCCTCATGGGCTATTCAGGCCATGAATGATCTAGGTAGATGCATAAACAAGTATGAAGAGAGCCGAGAGGCTATCTATCTTGAAGAGGCCCTAGTTGGCGCAGAGGCTCTCCATGCTGTGGTTGACGAGCTTCACAAACGCTCTGTGGTACGCTAGTAGAGCCTCACTTCCTTCCTCTCCTAAGGTGGCATAAAGGGCCCGGGTGTAATAGCCCGGGTCTTTTATTATGCGATACAATTAACACGTATGTCATCCACAGAATTTTACGAAGACGACTTCGACGAAGATTACGAAGACGAGAGTAGTGACTCCCAGCTTCCAGAAGAAGAGGAAGAGGAGTTAGACGAACTCTCTAAGAAGTTTGTCGATAAGTTAATCGAGCAGATCATGCAGTTCATGGCTGTTCTCGTGGGGCATGAACTTCACCCATATCAAGCGCCCTTAGCCAGAAGAATTATTGAATCTGTCATTATTAACGACGGCGAAGAAATAACTGCGTTGGCAGCCCGCCAGAGCGGTAAATCAGAAACTATCGCTAATACTGTAGTAACCCTTATGGTCCTCCTACCAAGGCTTTCGGAGTTGTTCCCTGAGCTTCTTGGTAAGTTCAAAAATGGTATTTGGGTGGGTATGTTTGCCCCAGTTGAGGGTCAGGTAGAAACTCTATTCGGTAGAGCTGTGACCCGCCTCACAAGCGAGAGGGCACTTGATGTTCTCGGAGACCCAGAAGTAGACGATAGCCTCGGTAAAGTTCCGGGTGTTACCCGCCAGATTAAATTAAAGAAGTCTGGCTCCACATTATCAATGATGACCGCAAACCCTAGGGCAAAAATTGAATCTAAGTCTTTTCATCTTATCGTTATTGACGAGTGTCAAGAAGCAGATGATTTTGTTGTTTCTAAGTCTATCTCTCCTATGTTGGCTTATTACTCGGGGACCATGGTCAAAACAGGTACGCCAACAGTCACAAAGAATAACTTCTACCGATCTATTCAATTAAATAAGCGCAGACAGACAACCAGAGGTCGTAAGAACCATTTTGAGTGGGATTGGCGCGATGTAGCCAAGTGCAATGACAACTACGCAAAATTTATCAAGAAAGAGATGCTGCGCATTGGCGAGGACTCTGACGAGTTCCAGATGTCGTATAACTGCAAATGGCTGCTAGAAAAAGGTATGTTCGTCTCATCCTCGATGATGGATGACCTAGGAGATACCTCCCAAGAAGTGGTTAGAGCCTGGCACCGTTCACCTGTGGTTGTTGGAATTGACCCCGCACGTAAGATGGACAGCACCGTTGTTACCGTGGTCTGGGTTGACTGGGATAGACCAGATGAGTTTGGTTACTACGATCACCGCGTCTTAAACTGGCTAGAACTTCAGGGAGATGATTGGGAAGACCAGTACTTCCAGATTGTGAACTTCCTATCTAACTACAACGTATACCTAGTAGGCGTTGACGCTAATGGCGTTGGAGACGCCGTAGCCCAAAGATTAAAACTTCTCTTACCTCGTGCTGAGGTTATTCCAGTTACAAGCAGTCTTTCTGAGCAATCTAAGCGTTGGAAACACCTTAAATCCCTTATGGAGCGCGGAAGAGTAGGTTGGCCTTCACACGCTAAAACACGGCGCTTGAGGACCTGGAAACGGTTCTACCAGCAGATGACTGACCTTGAAATTAAGTTCCAGGGACCTAACTTTTTGGCTAAGGCTCCTGATGAAGCCCATGCCCACGACGACTATGCCGATTCTCTTGCCATTGCCTGCTCGTTAACTGCGGAAATGACAATGCCGGAAATAGAAGTATCTTCCTCGCCATTCTTCGCACGCTAGAATATATTGAACCCGTTTATGCTGAAATTTGGCTCAATTTAGGCCAAACTTTTATTTGAGGTCCTCAACCTTAATACTAAGGAGATTCTCCAAATGGCAAATGCTAACATCGGCCCGACGCCTTCTTTCCCAGAGCGTCCAGGCACAATGTACGATCGAAAGTTCTCCCCAGCTCTTCCAGGTCAACGTGGCCCACTTCGTTTCGAAGAAGGCATTGCTACTGACACGGACGTTCCACAGGAGTTCACTAAGGGCGCAATGCAGGGTTATACCCCAGCACCTGGTCGTCCAAACCGCAACGTTGCAGTCCACACCAAGCCAGCCGAAGAGACCATGCGCGAGCGTGCTCACGTCGGTTCTGCTGCTTGGGTAGAGGCTCCAGTCGTTGTTGGCGAATTCGCCTCTCAGGCATTCGCTGATCATGGCGTAAACGTTATTGAAACCGCTATGCGTAGTGGTGGACATCAACAACGCCTCAATCCTGCTGTAGTTCAGGACTAATTAGGTAACCCGTCCTCGCCTCGTATGGGGCGGGGCGGGAACCCTATTAAGGACTTTTATGGCATATATTCAAGGTAAAGAAGTTAAGAAGGGGCCTAAGCAGCTTCCTGCTAACCCCAAACTTTGGAATATGTATGTCGCACAGGCAAAATCAAAATTCCGAGTATATCCCTCACCTGCTGCAGCTCACTGGGTTCATGCCCACTACGCACAGTCTGGCGGCAAATTTGTTTCCAGCGAGAAAGAGATTGACCCCAGATTTCGTGACTATGTTCAAGAAGCTATTGAAAAGAAAATGGCATTAGCTAAGAACAAAGTAACGCAAGACGTAGGTAGGGGAAGTGTCCGCGGAAAGAGATTACGCGGTTAAATGCTAGACTTTAGTTCTCCGATATTTACGAGGTAACGTAGTGGCTTATGTAGATTTTTCGCCACCGTCATATAGGGCGGCGTCATCTGACTTAACCATCTCTATTTCCCCGCTTGGACTTGTAGAACTTGCAGATGAAGAGTTCGAGGTTCACGGTCCTCGTTTAAATCGTTACTCTCTTAACTGGGCCATGTATTTAGGCCATCATTACTCATATCGCCGTCAAGCTGGCGAATCCCAAATGGTAATGAATTATTTCCGTGCATTCACGGACTATATGATTAACTTTGCTTTTGGGCAAGGAGTTCAGTTCAGAAGCCCTAAAGAAACAGAAGCTATTGTTCCGCAACTTCTAGAACGTGTGTGGGAAATAGATAACAATAAGAACACTGTACTTTGGGAGATTGGCCAGCAAGGCGGCGTATCTGGCGATTGCTTTATTAAAGTTGCTTATGAAGAAGCGTATATTGATACTGTAGGACGCCAACACGCTGGACGTGTCCGAGTTCTTCCACTTAACTCTTCTTTCTGCTTCCCAGAGTTTCACCCTCACGACCGCGAGCGCTTAATCAGATTTAAGCTAAAGTACCGTTTCTGGGGCACTTCTTTAGAAGGAACTCGTCAAGTATTCACATATACCGAAATCTTGACTGATGACATTATTGAGGAATATATCAATGATGAGCTTATTGATTCTCGCCCCAATCCGCTTGGTGTTATTCCTGTTGTACACATCCCGAACGTTCGTGTCTCTGGTAGCCCGTGGGGCCTTTCAGATTGCCATGACATTATTAGCATTAACAGAACGTATAACGAAACTGCTACGGACATTGCGGACATAGTTAACTACCACGCTGCTCCTGTTACAGTAATTATTGGAGCCAAGGCTTCTCAATTAGAGAAGGGCGCTAATAAGGTATGGGGCGGTCTTCCTAAAGATGCTCGTGTAGAAAACCTTGAAGGTGGATCACAAGGCCTCAAGGGCGCAATTGACTTTATGAATATGATGAAGAAGACCATGCATGAAATGGTCGGTGTTCCAGAGACTGCGCTTGGTCAATCTCAGGCAATCTCTAATACCTCAGGTGTTGCGCTTTCTATTCAGTTCCAACCATTAATGAACAAGTACAAGCAAAAGATCATTCAATACTCACATGGTCTTGAGCGTGTAAATCAACTCATTCTTCTTAATCTGGCTCTTAAAGAACCAGAGACAATGATGTGGGACCCATCTCTTGAAGTTCCACCGCGTCGTGGTCAGGTTATCCAATTAGACCTGATCGATTCTATGACTTTCCAAAACTATGTGCACTTCCCCGCACCACTGCCGCTGGATAAACTCATTATTCTCAATGAGATTCAATCCAAGCTGGCTTTGGGAATTGAATCTAAAGCGGGGGCTCTTAG